GTGTCGATGATCCGACCCTTGATCTCCACGCCCTCGGCCCGTAGCCAGCCAGCATCGTAGGTGGCGTTGTGCATAATCACGTTCATCTCAGGCACAGAGAGCTGCTTCTTAATCCAGCGCAGCGTGAACTTGGGATCGAGGTTGTGGGCATTCTCGTGCCGCATGGGGAAGTACCCCTGGTATTCACCCGCAGCCACGGCAATCCCGATGATGTGCCCGTCCTTCCGTGCCCACCCAGGACCCAGTGTCTTGATGTTTGGATCGTAGGTTTCAAGGTCGACAGCCACCTCCGAGTAGCCTGTCAGGTCAGGGTACTCAGGTGGGATGTTCCAATCCTGATCGATCAGATCCAGCTCGTTCTTGATCTGGTGGTGCAGATCACTTCCGAATAGATTCTTTTGCATCTCGAATAACTTCCTCAATGGATCTTTTTTCTAACGTCACGAACTCTGCACCCAAGGCAGTGTATCCCGCCTTGTCGACCCATGAATCCATGTGGTCTATCGTTTCGATTAGCCTGCTCGTTTTTACCCAGTCCATCATCAGTGCGACGTGGGCTGGTGTCAGATACCCGTGGCTGTTCAAAGCCCCCTTCAGGATTAGGTTCCAACCTTCTGCTATCCGCGCGTGGTTCTCGTGCGCATCACCATAGTCCTCGGCCCTCGTTCCGTTGATCAAGTCCATGGCGATGTTTAGAACGTCATCTCTTTTCATATCGTGTACCTGTATTTATTATTGCTCTGTAATATGTATAGCTGATCTCTTGCTCTGGTCACACCGACATAGAACGCACGGTGTTCATCGTCTGGGTAAATGCTTTCTGTCGCTGCCTTGGTTGACGCAAGCCACACCACGCAGTTGTCATCCTCCCCGCCCTTCATAGCATGGAATGTCGACAGCTTGATCCGTGGTTCAGATAGCAGATCGTCACCCCTCCGTTCCATGGCGTCGATGTAATCTTGGACAGAAGTACTAACCCGCAGCACCTCGTATGCGCTTTGCTCTGCCCCAGCCAACAGGCCAAAGTTAACTGTCAACTCTTCCATGTTAACTTCTGCATCAGGAGCCAACGTCTCAAGCAACTGGGTCGACCCGCGTTTGACCACGGCGTTCTGTCCCTGCTTGGGCACGGACGAATAGAACTGCTTGATCCGTTGCAGTGCCACCGCCTTGCCAGCGCATAGGTCTGTCCACGTATAGATGTTCGCGACCAGAGTCTCGTCGATACTCGAACGGCCCTTGATCGAATACTTGAACCCCATGTTCTTAACCTGCTGCGCTAGGTCATGGACATACCCATTGGTCCGAGCCATGATGGTCCACGACCCGTGGTCCAACGGCACTTCATCCAAGTAGTTTACCCACTCGACGTTGCCCTCTTCCTCCCGTGGATCGAACACCTTCTCGTGTCTCTCGTGTATACGATCTGATATACCAACTGCCAACCTGTGCACCGCAGCAGGGATTCGATACGACTGGTCCAGCACCTCGATGTTGTTAGAACATTTGTTAAACAGCTCAACATCCACGCCTGTCCAACGGTGGATCGCTTGGTCGTCGTCGCCAGCAATAAAGACTTGGTCAGATGCGGCAGCGATTTTCTTTGCCATCTCCCACTGCAACGGGGTAAAGTCCTGTGCTTCGTCAATAAACAGGTAGTCCAGGGCTGGGGTTTCCCCAATCTCGATGTACTTATCGATCATGTCGACGTAGTCATACTTGTTCGCCGCGCGTTTGTATTCCTCAAGCTGCCCAGCTAACTGCTCCAGCTTGGGAAAGAACATGTTCCAGTCCCCCTCGTCGTTGAACTCCCGTTGGAGATCCACCATCCGCAGCCTCGCACGGTCAATCATCTGTAGGTACTTGGCCCCCGATCCACCAATCGTGACCAGCGGCATCCCATCCTCCAGTGCGTTGGACATGTTGCCCTCAAACGTCAGACCGATCTCTCGGCCCACGTTCTCGTAGTCCTCTTTGTTCATGATGTCTTGTGGCTGTAGCCCCAGCCCACGGAACCCGAACGAATGGCTCGTGCGCATGTAAGGAAAGTCCTTGGGATCTAGGTTGAACTCAGCGCAGGCACGGGTCACCATCTCCTCGATGGCCTTGCGTGTGAACGAGATGACCCCGATACGAGAGGGGTGCGCTCCTTGCGCCAACGCATCTCGGATCTCGGCTATCAAACGTGTGGTCTTGCCGCAGCCTGGTGGACCCAGAATAAGTTTAGCCTTCGGTATCATACTCTTTTCCTCTCGGTCTGGTGTTTACCCAATCCTCGATCTCAGCAAGAACCCAGCGGCTCGATGACCGCCTGTTGCTCTCGTCTCCAAGAATGATTGGCTTTGGAAAGCTATGTGTAGTTTGCGACAGCTTGTAGACGTAGGACTTCGACACACCCAACAGGTCTGCAACCTCCCCCACGCGCAGCAGTCGGTTAGAATGGGATGTCATTTACGATCTCCTTCACTGGTAGTTCTATCTCTTCTTCATCAAACGCAGGGACATACCAGCAGCGCAGCGTCGTTCGCTTGTCTCCCTTGGGCGTCTTCTTGTGTATGTTCTGGACACCATTGTCTCCGCCTAAGTCTCGGATCATCTGGGTCACCTGTCCTCGGTTCTCGACACGGAACCTACGATTATGCAAGAACTCCAACAGACCCTCGAGCTTGAACTTGGTAATCCCACCATCGGTCCACGGCTTACCCATCTCCAGTTCCTCTGGTGCCATGGCTCGGATGTGGCTTGTGCAGTACGAACGCAGCAGATCCTTAAACTGCCCTTTGATTGTCAGCTCCTCTGGCACATCGATGTAGGTTGCCTCTTTCATCAGAGCGTTGACCGTCTGCTGCCACTTCTGTGCCTTGGTCGTCGGTGGCATGAACATGCACTGCTCCATGCAAGCGCGTTGCCAGAGCGTTTGGTTCTGTAGTTGCTCGGTCGATAGCTGGATGCGTGTGCCATTGACGTCCATGAAATACAGGCGCGGCTCCGACAGCATGATCGTCAGGCCACCAACCTGTGGTGCGTCAGGCGCATCGGTGTAGCCCCAGTCTTTCTTCTCGTGCTGCTTGATGATCGACGCTACCTCCGTCGACGGCAAAGGTGGCGAGAACAAAGTCCGATTGTATTCTTCCAAAGAAGTCTGCCAACTATCAGGCCACTTCTTCTTGCAGTACACACCCAGGAAAAACAGCAGCTTGTTCCGTGGCTCAGACTGTGGACCGTCCGCAAAGATGTTACGCACACAGGGTGGACCGTCCTCAAAATGCTTTCGCGTCTGTGTCATCTGACGCAGAGCCTCGAGGTCAGACAGCTCGACACGCTTGGCATCGATCTCGTCCAAGAACTCATCCAGTTCCATGGCCTCGGTCGCTTCGTTATAACAAAACCGCTGCGGCATCTCGGCATCGTAGTACGGCATGTTGATGAAGTTGCCCACATCCCCACGCTCCGCAATGATCTTGTCTTGCTTCGGGAATATCTCACACCCGCTGTGCCCCAGCATGATAGACATCTCGGTCAGATACTCTCGGACCACGGACGCCAGCTCAAACTCTTTCAAGAACAAATACAAGTGCGCACCGCCCGACTTCGAACGACAGTGCAGCAACGGCAGGTCCAGCTTCTGGATCTTCTCCTGTAGCTCACGGTGGTTCAAGTCGTACACGTCGATGTCAATCGCACCGAACTTACACTTGTTGTCCTCGTTGATCGGGATCGCACCGACTCCGTGCTTCCCATCGATGTGCCCCTGTACCAGCTCCTCGGTCAGCGGCTCACGAATAATTCTACTTTGACCTTCTGCTTTACCGTTGCGTCCGATGCGTCCAACTATCGTAGTGCCATGGGCATTCGTCGCCCCGACATACGCGGCAAGCAGTCTTTTTGCTTGTGACATTTACTGCTCCAGTGAAAGGGTGGGGGACAGTACCCGCTGCCCCCCGAGGCTGCTTAAAATGGGATTTCTTCCCCGTCGGCGGACCTAGCGTCGGTATGGGCGGTCGCCTCTGGGTCAGCAGCAGCTTTCACTTCTCCCGCCGCAACACTGTCACGGAAGGACTTGGCTTCTTGTAGCAACTGTCGGTCTTCAAGCAAACCGATCTTTTCAATAGAGTAATTGAACCATGTACCTTGGTCGTTGCTCTCCTCTACTGTGGTGAACTTCCATTGCGTTGCGAACAACGGAGGCGTGACCATGCGCCCATCGCGTGGATGCGCGATCTTTTGCATAGCGATCTGTGTCTTCCAACGACGGCTGACCTTGAGCTGCGATGACTTCATGTCAATCACAACAGGCTGGTATGTCCCGTCTGGTTCCACAACCAAGCAGTAATGCTGATCTGACTTGACCAGTTCATTACCTGTGGGCAGCATCTCCTTCGCCCCCATGCGTTCAGTACGCTTGAGGATCGGATCGGTAGGTGCAATCTCACCACGGAAACCACCGCCCTGATCACGAGGTGTGAACTCCAGGTACTTGGTAGTCTGGAAGCACGGGATCACAACGATGCCGTCCTCGCCTGTCCAGTGCTGCTTGGTCACAGTGTTGAACATGTCGCCTTGCTCCGAGCCTTCGATGTACTCGGCCTCACGCTTCTTCAACTGTGGTGACATGGCCTGAAGGATACGGACAAACGGGATCTGCATCTCGCTACTGTCATAGGCAGCGCCTTCTCCTTCGTATTCCAGAATGTCGTCCAACACATCTGTTGACACGGCTGATTGTTTTTTCTTCGCTACTGCACCCATTATGCTTTCCTCCGAATTTGTGCTGCGTTGGATATAAATGCCCCGAACATATCGAGGTCGATTGGTTTGCCATCTGTCACGCGTTCCTTAACAAACGCCTTGAGTGTAGATGGATGTACATGGGTCTTGGTCTTTGGATCAAACCCACGCTCTTGCAGAAGTCCAACGACGTCTCCCGCAATGTTATCTTCGCCTTTGCCAAACGAACAGGTCACATCATTCTTGATGATGTCATCCAATCCATTGTCGCGCAGCCAAGAGAATGCCTCGTCCTTACGTGCAGCAGGGATCGATGCGCTTACAATCATCTTGCGTTCGACGGTTACACCGTCCACGTCAAGACGCTCCACTCCCATCTCATCCATCAACTGAGGGATGTTCTCAACAGACAAGCGATGCTTCTCTGCCTTCAACGCTTTGAGATGGTTTTCCGCATCCTCGATCTGTTGCTCGACGTTGCGGAGATTACGAACCAGTTGGCTGAGTTGCGAACCAGTTTGTGTATCGACTGAACCGAGTGCATCGGCCTCGTCGAATATGTCTTCAAATATATCGGTCATGTCTACCTCCAGATTGGACCTTCGAACCACGCCACCAGAGAACGACGCGTTCCCTTCGTGACAGGATTGACTTTGTGTTTGATGTAGCTTGGGAAAACCAAGACAGTTCCCTTCTCTGTGTGCCAGTCAGGTAGCGTCTGTCGTTCGATCTCGAACTTGCCACCCTCATACTCATCGGGATCGGTGAGCTGCACAGTCAGCGAAAGTTTTCGGTCATAGACCATGCCCTCTCTCTGAGGGTGCACGTCAACGTGCCAGTCATAGTGACCTTTTTGTTCTGCCAGATATTCCGTGTACTGCACATCGCAGGCCCGAGTCACATCGAATCCGTAGTTCTTACGGTTCGCTTCCTCGGCAAAGCGCCACAGTCTTTCCTTCAACCACACGTTACTAGACAACCAAGTGATTCGAGAGCTTCGTACCTCTTCGACCACCTTGCTACCTATCTGTGCTTGCATGGAATCATATTGTTTGACTAGATCATCCAGTCGCTCAAAGTCTTTTTCACGGAAGCCATATGACATGCCTCTGTAGATTGTGTAGTTTACTCGCATATAAGTTTTTCCTCTTCAGGGTTGCTTTCTGCGGTAGCCTCGTGCTATCCGTACAGTGGACAATAGTGGAGATATATGATGGTTGTCAACTACAAATACAAACTTCCTCCGTTTAACCATCAACAACAGGCGCTTGACTATGGGTGGGACCGTACTGAGTTTGGCTTGTTTATGGAGATGGGAACGGGGAAGTCCAAAGTTCTGATCGACAACATGGGTATGTTGTATCAGACAAACCAGATCGATTTCGCCTTGGTCATCGCACCCAAAGGTGTGTATCGCAACTGGGTTTCAAAAGAAATCCCCGAGCATATGTCCGATGACACACCGCACCGAGTGATTCGGTGGGTCGCTTCCCCCAACAAGAAGCAGCAGGAAGAAATGCGATCTGTCAAAGATAAGTTCGATGGGCTGACCATCTTCGTCATGAACGTCGAGGCTTTCTCCTCGGTTAAGGGCAAGACGGCAGGGGAATGGATGGCTCGTGCGCTTGGGGCCAGAGGCCTGATCGCCATCGATGAGTCGACCACCATTAAGAACCATAAGGCCAAGCGCACAAAAGCTCTAATGAAAATCGCATCGGGTTTCAAGTACAGAAGACTCTTGACAGGCTCTCCTATTACAAAAAGTCCGATGGATATCTATTCGCAGTGCGAGTTCCTCCGCCCTGGGTTGTTGGGTTACGATTCGTACTACGCATTCCAAGGTAGATATGCCGTGGTGCAGAAGCGAACCATGGGTGCGCACTCGTTCCAGCAGCTCGTAGGCTACAAGAACCTGGACGAACTGACAAACAAGATCGATATGTTCTCATTCCGTGTGCTGAAGAAGGACTGCCTTGATCTACCCGACAAGATATACACAGCTCGATACGTCACGCTGACCCCCGAGCAATACAAGATGTATAACCAGATCAAAGAGCAGGCGCTCTTGCTCCTCGACAACGGGGATCTGGTGTCCACACCTGCCGTAATCACGCAGCTCTTACGCTTGCAGCAGATCATGTCGGGCCACCTGAAGACAGACGATGGTGACATTCTCACGTTCCCGTCCGCACGGATGGATGCCCTCGAGGAAATCATCAACGAACACGACGGCAAAGCAATCATCTGGTCACGCTTCCGTCACGACATCCAACAGATCACCGAGATGTTGAACTCGAAGTTTGGTCAGGGCTGTGCCGCTGCATACTACGGCGACACCTCTGATGATGAAAGAAATAGAATAGTAAGGAATTTCCAGGAAAGTAATGCACTTCGCTATTTTGTAGGAAACCCTGCCACCGCTGGGTACGGTCTGACTTTGACCGAAGCTAACCTCGTGGTGTACTATGCCAATGACTTCAACCTCGAGACGCGCATCCAATCAGAGGACCGCGCTCATCGGATCGGACAAAAGAACAATGTAACATACATCGACCTTATATCAGAAGGCACCATCGATGAACGCATCGTGAAAGCACTCAGAGACAAGATCGATATCGGAGCTAAAGTATTAGGAGAGGAAGCAAGAGAATGGCTGAAACTAAATCCCACGAAGAAATAATCGAAGCAGTCTGCGACTACAAGAAAGGCTGGACCAACCTGGACTCCGCATCCAAGGAGCTTGGCGATCTGGCTGGCCTGACACCAGACATAGCTGCCTGCTTCCTCAAGAACATGAAGCGAAACAACGTCACCCAGATCCGTGGCTACTCCAAAGAGTCAGAAGCTGCACGTCTAGGCAAGATCGGTAAGTCCAACGAACCCAAAAGATAAAAGAAAAGCCCCCGTAAAGGGGGCTAGTTTGAGGCAGAAAAGCCACAGGCGTGGACCTTCCATCGAGCAGTAAGGCTGCTATAAAAATTCTATCACGCCGCTTCCGTTTCGGCAATAGCTTTGCGTATCAGCACCGATAATTGTCGGGCCATGGACCTCTGTTCTTGCTCCGCCAGCTTGCGCAGCATGTCATGATCCTCCTTCAGCAGCCCCACATTCTGGAACTGCTGCTTGTCTTTTTCTTTGAGCTTCTTCCGTGGCATAATTTGTACTCCGTTTGTTTGGAGCTTATACACCATCTGCGATCTAGTTGCAAGTGATACAACGCCAGGGCACTTCGTCCCGTTTGTCTGGGTAATTCGGAATGCATTGCGCTTCAACCTGTACCCCCTCACCAAGAGACATCTTGTCAACGATCCGTGAATTGAAGAACACAGCCTCGCCTTCGTCGTTCACACCAAACGCGCTACCCGAGTATGTCAGACCCTCGATGATGACAGCCATCTTCTCTGTCTTAAAATCTTGGCTCATAAACTTCTCCTTCTTTTTCTTTTTCCTTGTAGTACTTGAGCTGCTGCAATAGGCCCTCGATCCTCGGATCTCGGTGGTTGTCCCACTCTATTTCGTCGACCTTCTTCTGTAGGTCTTTGATGATATCACTCAACAAGTCTAATCTCATGTCTCGGTAACCCATATAGTTTCTTCATATGAGACACCGACTGGTGGCTCACTCCCAATATCTGACCTATCTCTCGGACCTTCATGCCCTTCAGCAACATGCGGTTGATCACCGCAGCTTTGTCCGACAGCGGTCTGCTTATGTCTTTTGGCTGCGGGATTTGGGATGGGCGTCCACCCTTCAACCCATTCTTCCGAGCCTGTTGGTAATCGATAGGCGTAACCTGTAACTTCGGATTGTTTTCCTTATCGATCTTGTTCTGTTTAATCCATGCATTGCGGTATAGGTCTTCGTACTTCGTCGTGTGCGGTATGTGTACGATCATCACTCCCCCTCCAGGTAATCCCAAGGTGCATCGTCTTCTAACCACGCCGCGTCCTTGAATGTCAGGTTCTTCTGACCGCCTTTATCCACAGGGTTGCCAACCTTAACTTGGCTCATGTGATGTTCGCCCAGTGTCGGACCCGTGTAGTCACTCGCCACGCAGTGTGGCTTGACTCCGTTGATCCAGTGCTGCACAGACATGAACACCGCACCCGTCCGACCTACAGCGGCACCATGCCAAGCATTCGGACGAACTCGAAGCACCGAACCACGCAACCCGTTCAGCGGCGGTTGGTTCTTCTTTAGTATCTCATAGTCATCCTCCACGACCCACCTACCATGGATCGCAAACGCTCCACGACCACCCATGATAACCTCATAGCTGTCCACGTTCGGATGCGTATGCGCAGGGATGATATAGTTCGGAGGCACAGCAAAGACCTGCACCTGATACTGACCGTTCCTGTACCATGTGATCGATGTCACATCGTCAATCATATGCGTCGGATCATCTTGTGGTATCATCCCAATCTGCAATGGATTGGAAACCATAGTCCGAACCAAGCTCTCTAGGTTCATATACGATACCCCTCTTTCCTGCGGTTCGACACGAACTTAGTCAGATCCTCCTTCGCGTACCAATACCTCTGCTTTGCGGACGGTGATGCATCGCGCTTGTGCTGTGCTTCCATCCAAAAATCTACCTGCCGTTTTAAAAACCGATACTCTTCCTCAAGTGCAGGTGTTAGTTTATCACGTTTAACTTCCTGCTCGTCTGACATGCTACTCTCCTTCTGGTCTAAGTCTGGGTTTCAATACAAACGACACCTCGTCTGATACAAAGCATCGCATCTCCAGATCATCATACAGTTCGTACAGTTGTATGTACAACGGATCCGCCAGGCCGTCATCCAACGCCTCCTGGCAGTGCCGCTCCCGATCATACCAAACATAGGACGTGGTCACACTGTCCACGTCCATGCTGTAGCTGATCACCAGTGCCGTGAAGTAGTAAATCATTCCGCCACTTCCCACACACTCTCTTGACCTGCATCTGTACCCGTGTCCCTGATCACACCGTCCTTGTGCAGGGCAGACAGGTTAGTCCGCACAATGTTTAAACCAAGACCCATGCGATCCGACAGTTGACGCGCGGTCCCCTGTCCTCGGCGCAACTCAACCAAGATCTGCTCCTTGCGCGTCAGCTTCTGCCTGTCGTCGCGCTTCACCCTGATCCTATTCCATATCTTCTTGAACATCAGCTTTCTCCTACTGCTTCATCCTGCACCTCGCGCAGGGTTTGTGCCAGTTCCTCGAGGTACGATACGTCGCAACCAAAGTTCTCAACGCAACCACGATACCTCGACAACCATGATGCCAGTGCCGTCGCCGCCTGTCTACGAAGTTCCCGCTGCGAATCCTCGCTCTCAGGATCAAACCGCTCATACCCGCCGCCGCTCTTACGCAACTTAACTGGACTGATAAACGTAGGATACTCCCGCACACTAATGCTGACCACCTGATCCTGGGGATCCGCTTCTTGGACCACGATCCTTAGTCCACTCGCCATCTGCCGAGCCAACTGTATGCGATGCTGACGTGCTGCTTCCGCATCGTCCATGCCATAGAACCAATCGTACGCCTCGTGATCAGGCTGACCGCCCAACCAATCCACGAACTCATGGGGCACAAATAGATTGCGACCTGATGCCGCTAGGTATTCGTCAATAATTCTTTGACGTTCTTTCTTTGGAAATCCAGCCATTTCTTTTCTCCTTCTCTAGCTGTTTAATTGACCGCCTTGACGTAACTTAACGGATCTTGCCATGACACGACCCACCGCAACGGGACCGCCGCGCCTTGACCCGCCGTAACTTAACGTTCGCCGCCTCCCCGCGCCATGACCGCCTTGACTGACCGCGCCGCGACTCACCCTGTCAGACCAGTCCTCACCCAACCCCGACATATCTGACCTTGACCGCCTTGACTTATTTAACCATACCAAAACCAACAAAACCGAAACACGACCGCCGCACCGTGTCCTCACCCTACCGAACCTAACCCGAACGCACCTAATCAAGACCGCCGTACCGTGACCATGACGTACCGAAATACACCAAACCTTAACGGACCGAATCGCACGATGCCTTAACAAGACCGCCCTGCCGCGCCCAAACACATCATAACGCATCAAACCACAGAGTACCGAACCGCAACGCACCTAAACCGCCAAACCAAAACGGACCATGCCTGTGCCGCACCCCAACTCACCGCCAACTCACCGTTCCCGACCAAAACGGACCGTGCCCCGACCGCCTTAACCCGATTTGCCATAACCGACCGTGCCACACCTCGACTTAACGCGACCGCCATGACTAACCTAGTCTTACCAGACCACGACGTGCCGACCCAAACGGACCCCGCCCGAACGCAACTTGACCGCCACGCCTGACCCTGTCCCGCCATAACTCAGCGCACCCTGCTTGACCTTAACGCGACCGTGTAACCTTGACCAAATGGATGGGGGCACTCGGCCCCCGATCCTTTATTATTCCGCAGCAACGAGAGTAACATCCCGACGCATACGCTCCTCTTCCATGAACTGCATAAGCTCCGCCGTCTGGTCGTCAGCAAACTCTGGATTGTCCAAAGCCTCCTGCTGTACCTCTCGACCCTCCAACATCAACTCATCCCACTCCTCTTGGAACGAACCCATGCTGTCCTCAGTCAGTACTTGGAACGTGCCAAACGATCCTCGGCCCTTCTCCTGACGGAAGTCACCAATACCAACAATCGATCCCGCGTTAGTC